GCAGACCACGTCGTACCACGCGCACACGGCGGCGAGACGGGGCCGCTGGTCGTGCGGTGCAGGCCGTGCAACTCGGCGCGACAGGCTGCTGCGCTCAACGGCTAGGGTGGTATGGGGCGGGTTGCGTTTTCTGTCCGGTATGCGCTGCCACCCCCGTTCTACCCTCCCCGCGATGCGTGCATGTTCGACTAGACCAAGATCATCTAGGGGGTGGCGCTGTGCCTGGGCCAGCTCCGAAGGTCGACCCTGCACGTCGGCATGCACGCGTCGGTCCCGTCAGGCTACCGGTCGAGGGCCGGAGGGGCGAGATCCCGGTCTGGCCCCTTCCCGGTCGTGCGACGGCGGCTGAGCGGAAGGCGTGGGCGCAGTTGTGGCGGACGCCGCAGGCGGTGGCGTGGGAGCGGCTGGGCTGGACCCGGACGGTGGGCCGGTACTGCCGGCTGATGGTGGCCGCTGAGCGCCGGGACGCGATGGCGGCGGTGCTGGTGGAGGCCCGCAACCTGGAGGACCGGCTGGGGCTGACGCCGAAGGCGATGCGGATGCTGCTGTGGGAGGTCGCTTCGGATGAGGTGACCGAGGCGCGGGGTTCGTCGGACGCGCGGAGCCGGATCAAAGCCGTCTAAGACGGACGATGCGCGGTCCACGCGGGGGGCATGTGCTGGGCAGCGTAGGCAAGCATCCGCCGGACCATCTCTGACCGGTTGACGCCCTGCTTCTCGGCTCGCTGGTCAATGTGGGCGATGCCCTCGTCGCTGAGCCGGATCGCGACAAGGGGGCGGCGGGGGCCGGGTCGAGGCATCAGCTCTTGCGGTCTCGCGCGGTAGCGAGGACGGCAGCGACATCTTGGGCATCCTCGTCTCGCCTCTCCGGGATGCCGGCGTACACCCTGAGTACCCACACCTCCGTAGCGGTCTCGATCATGCCGTCGGGGTCTGCGGTAGAACGGGGCTCAACGATGTCTTCGTTGGCGAGGGTCCAGCCGAGTCCGAGGGTGTGGGCGGCACGAACAGCCGCCAAGGCTTCGTCGATGTTGTCGATGGTCTGCTCTTGAATGGGCTCCATGTGTATGACACTACGCACCGGCTGCCGTACTGTCTAACACTTCCGCGCACATGGTGTGCAAGTCGCAGGAGGCGTCATGCCGTGGCGCGGCCCCGACGACGACCACGCCTTCCCGACCCTCGGCTACGACGTCGGGGAGTGGATCGAGGCACACTGCGTGGTCCCGGACGGCTACCGGCTGGGGGAGCCGTTCCAGCTGACCGATGAGCAGTGGCGGTTCCTGCTGCACTTCTACCGGCTGCACGAGCATGCCGCGCGGTGGCCGGCGTTGGAGGCGCTGGCCTACTTCGGCGGGCAGCTACGCCGGTCGCAGAAGTGGGGGAAGGACCCGTTCGGCGCGGCGATCATCCTGGCCGAGGCGCTGGGCCCGACCCGGTTCGACGGCTGGAACGTCGACGGGGAGCCGGTGGGCAGCCCCTATCCGACGCCGCTGATCGTCTGCCTGGGCACGTCGGAGGACCAGACCGACAACACCTACCGGCCGATCCTGGAGATGATCCGCCGCGGGCCGCTGGCCGACCTGCCCGGCATTGACGCCGGGGAGACCCGGGTGGTGCTGCCCTCGGGTGGGCGGATCGAGCCGGTCACGACGTCGGCGAAGGCCCGTCTGGGCGCCCCGCTGACGTTTCTGACGATCACCGAGTCGCACCTGTTCACGCTGCAGGGCGGCTATCGGCGGGTGTGCGGCGCGGTGAAACGGAACGTGGCCGGGATGGACGGCCGGTGGCTGGAGCTAACCAACGCCTGGGACCCGACGGAGGGCTCCGAGGCGCAGGTGACCGCCGACTCCGGGGATCCCCGCATCTACGTGAACACGGTGGAGCCGCGGCGGGTCGATGACCTGACCGACGACGAGGCCGTCTACCGGGAGTTGCTCCGGCAGTACGGGGACTCGGCCCGGGAGCACGGCGGGTGGGTGAACCTCCGCGGCCGGATCATGCACGAGGTCCGCTCGCCCCGGCACACCGAGGCGGACCGGCGCCGGTTCTTCCTGAACGAGATCGTGGTCGGCGAGCACGTGTTCGTGCAGCCGGAGCAATGGGATATGCAGGCCGGCCCGGAAGACGGGCTAAATCCCGGTGACCTGATCGCGCTGGGCTTCGACGGGTCGAAGAACCGGGACGCGACCGCGCTGGTGGCCTGCCGGCTGGCGGACTGTCATCTGGTAACGGTACGGATCTGGGAGCGGCCGGCGCTGGCCGACGAGGACTGGCGGGTGCCTTCGGCCGAGGTGGACCGGGTGGTCCGGGATGTGTTCGACGCCTACCGGGTGACCTACCTGTACGCGGACCCGTGGCGGTGGCAGGACTACCTGGACGCCTGGTCGGCGGACTTGTCCGGGGTTGGTAAGGAGCCGCCGCAGGTGGTCGAGTTCCCGACCAACGTCGAGGCCCGGATGGACAAGGCGGTCGAGCGGTTCTCCACCGCGTTCGGCCGGCGGGAGGTCACCCACGACGGCAACGACCTACTGGCCCGGCACGCGAAGAACGCGGTCGTGGTCAAAGGGTCACGGAAGAAGCCACGGGCCGGCGAGGACGAGACGATCGCCACCCATTACCTGAAGCTGGCGAAACGCGGTGACGGGATGTGGATAGACGGAGCGGTCGCTGCGGTGCTCGCGGTGGAGGCCCGCGGCCAGGCGATTGAGGACGGCCTGATGGCCGTTCCGCCACCGCCGGCGTCCGGCCGAGCTGCGGAGTCGGACAGCGACTTCTGGCGCCCCCGGTCCCGGCTGACGATCTGAGGAGGGTCCGGGTGGAGTTCCGCGTCCGGCTGCCGTTCACCTTCGGTGGCCAACTGCTGTCGAACCTGCTCGGCCTCGCCGGGGTCACCGGGTTCGCGCTCGCGCTGGGCGGGATCACCGGCAACGGGTGGGTGGCGGTGCTGGCCGGCAGCCTGGAGGCGGTCGGGCTGGCCTACGTCGCGCACGTCAACGCCGGACCGGCGCAGGTCAAGCCCGCTGTGCCGACCCGCAGCCACGTGCAGGTCGCCGAACGGCTCGGCGTTCCGGTGCACGAGGTCACCGACGTCCGGCAGACCGAACACGGCCACGTGGCCCGCACCGCGGACGGGGCCGCCTACCTGGTCACCCCGGCCGGTGACGTGCTGCGGCACTCGCTGCCCGCGCAGGCGTCCTGACGTGCGCTCCTGGCTGTTCCCGGACCGCGCGGTCCGGTCCACCGAGGCGACCCTGGACCAGGTCATCGCCACCGGCTCCGGCGGCCCCACCTGGGGCGGGCTGGACCCGCTGGACGGCGACGGGCCGTGGCGGGTGCTGGGCCGGTCCCGGGGTGGCGGCCGGTCGGTGCCGTACTGGACCCGGGAGAAGGCCCGCGCCTACTCGGTCACCGCCTGGCGCAGCAACCCGATGGCGCGGGCGATCGTCGATACTTACTGCGTCGACGCGGAAACCGAAATCCTGACAACGGCCGGCTGGCGCCGATACAACGAGGTGCAGCCGGGAACTGACGTGCTGACGCTCAACCACGAGACCGGCATGTCGGAGTGGCAGCCCGTGCTGTCGATGCATGTATTTCCCGCCGAGCGGCGCCAACTCGTCCGGCTGCGAACCCGCGACCATTCCTCGCTGTCCACAGGGGACCATCGCTGGCCCGTGCTAACTCGGCGCCGCAAGTGGCAGGGCAACGGCTGGAACGGGCACACCGAGACCAGGGGATGGCGTACCAGCGACACGCTGGAGGCCGCGGACTGGCTGATCCGCGCCGCACCCCCGGCCGACGCGCCATGCGAGGCAAAGTGGGCCGACGACTTCGTGGAACTGGTCGCCTGGACTTACACGGAGGGTCACATCCGTGACTCGGGCGCGCTGATTCTCACGCAGTCACTCGTCGCCAACCCCGATCTTGTCGCGCGTATCGACGCAGTGCTGCGCAGACTCTACGGGCCGCCGTCCGCCAGTCTGCGCCGTGGAACAGCCCAGCATCTTCAGCCGCGCTGGCTGCGGGTCGAGCACGGCGACAATGCTCGTTTCAAACTCTCCAGGGAGGCCGCTGAGCCGGTTCTGCTGGCTGCGCCGGACAAGGTGCCGAGTTCGACTTGGTTGCGTGACCTGACGCTGGCCCAGCTCCGCCTGTTCATCGACGTGTCGCTGATGGCGGATGGCGACTCGCTGGGGCTCTGGCCAGCCGAGAGGAAGAGGGGCTGCCATTTCGCGCAGAAGGACCTGCGCCGGTCCGAGGCATTTCAATTCGCGCTGATTCTGGCCGGGATCGCGTCCTCCATCGTCACACGCTCGAATGACGGCCATCATACTGTCTCAGTCCACAAGAAGACCGGCACAGCCGTAGTCCGGGCGACGGAAGTGGCTAGGCGGGTCGGCTCGAAGTCGGCTGTACGGGAGACCATCGAGCACGACGGCATCGTGTGGTGCCCCCGGACGGCCAACGGCACATGGTTCGCCCGGCGAGACGGGACGTCGTATTTCACGGGCAACACGGCGTTCGCCGTCGGGGACTCCGGGGTGTCGTGCCAGGTCACCAACCCGGACGTGCAGCAGGTCGTGAACGAGTTCTGGACTGACCCGGCGAACTACATCCTGCCCCGCCGGCAGGATCTGTTCCTGCGGGACCAGATGCTGCTCGGGGAAACGTTTCTGGAGCTGATGCAGGGCCCGAGTTCGGGTGCGGTGCGGTTCTCCCCGACCGACCCCGGCTGGATCACCGACGTGACGCTCCGCTCCGGGAACGCGCTGTGGCCGGAGAAGGTGCTGTTCCGGTGGGGCGGCGAGGAGGGGTCGGACCGGGAGTTCACGGTCGCCGCGATGGACGACGCGACCGGGCTACGGGACGGCGAGGCCATGTTCTGGACGCCGTGGAAGACGCTGCTCACCGACACCCGGTCGATGCCGTTCCTCACCCCGGTCCTGGACTGGCTGGACTCCTACGACACGGTGCTGTCCAACCTGATCGACCGGACCGCGCTCGCCCGGTACCTGGTCTGGGATGTGACCCTGACCGGGGCGAAGCAGCCGGACATCGACAACTACATCGCCGCCCGCGGCGGGACGTGGGTGCCGAAGTCCGGCACCGTCGAGGTGCATAACGACACCGTGAAGTGGGAGCCGAAGTCCGTCTCCTCCGGCGCGTTCGAGGATCTGGACGCCGCGCAGGGTGTGCTGACGGCGGTGGCGGGCGGGTCGGGGCTGGCGAAGCAC